CCGGAATGCGTAAGCGTGGACCTCTCAAAGAAGGAGTTCCAGGTCATCCAAAGCATATAGAATCTGGTTATACCATTATCGGTCTTGACCCTGCTATGGCAGGAGCAACGGCTGCAGTAGTAGCAACGTATAATCGTAGTGATGGCAAGATTTATATTCTTGACTGCATCAATATGACTGAGCCTACACCTGCCAAGATTCAGACTTTGATTGAAGAGTGGGTGGAGAAGTACCGCCCACAAGAACTAAGAATTGAAATCAATGCTCATCAGAAGGCTTACGCCTTAGATGATAACTTGCGAAACTTTCTAGCCTCATATGGCTGCCAGTTGAACTCACACTTTACTGGTAAGAACAAGTGGGACACTTCTTTTGGTGTGGCATCTATGGCTACGCTATTTGGAAACACTCGTGATGGTCGCTTCCAAGATAATAACTTAATTGAATTACCAAGCAATGAAGGCTCCGAAGGTCTTAAGGCGCTAGTACAGCAACTTATTACGTGGAAGCCTGATACTAGAAACCCTACCGACTGCGTAATGGCTCTCTGGTTTGCGGTCATCCGCATCCGCGAGTTAATGCAAACATCAAGTCGCGTAGGTCAATATGCACAGAACCGTTGGGCTACTCGTGCACAAAAATCAAACAGAGGGTCACTGAATTTAGATGAGGCTTTTGCTTCACAGTGGTCTGAACAATACGGATAGGACAACAATGGCTTTATCAATGGAACAGATTGCTGCGCGAGTTCAATCGCTGCGCTATCGTAATAATGAGCGCGATGCTCGTAACCTTGACGTTCTTGCTGTCCGTAAAGGAAAGATTGCTGAAGTCTACCCTGACTTCTTTCCAGATGGAGTAGACGCAAATGTCGTTGCGAATTTTATTGACATTGTTGCCCGCGACTTATCCGAAGTTATGGCACCACTACCAGCCGTCAACTGCTCGGCAGCGAATGCGGTTAATGACCGTGCTCGTAGTTTCGCGGACAAGAGAACTCGCATTGCTTCTAATTATTTTCAGCATTCTGACCTCGCGGTCCAAATGTACTCAGGAGCCGACTGGTACATAACATATGGTTTCGTCCCTTTCATTATTGAATTAGACGAAGAAAGCAAACTGCCACGCATCCGCATAGAAAATCCTATTGGGGCTTACCCAGAATTTGACCGCTATGGACGCTGTGTTGCATTTGCAAAACGATACACACTGACACTAGGCGAACTTGTTTCACAATTTCCTGAGTATGAAAGAGAATTGCTAGGCGGCTACGGCTACAAGCAAGACCTCAATCACCAGGTTGAGATGATTCGCTATTACGACAAAGACCAGTCAGTTATTTACATCCCATCAAAGGGCGACTTAGTTCTTTCACGTGCTAACAATCCTCTTGGTAAAATGATGGTTGTTGTTGCACGTAAGCCATCTATTGATGGTGAACTACGTGGACAATTTGACGATGTACTTGGCATTCAATTGCTTCGCAATCGTTTTGCTTTGCTTGCTATGGAGGCTGCAGAGAAATCTGTACAGGCTCCTATTGTACTTCCACAAGATGTACAAGAACTCCAGTTGGGTGGAGATGCGGTTATCCGTACTTCAAATCCAGCAGGTGTGCGCCGTGTAGAACTATCACTTCCACAAGGTGCGTTCACTGAACAAGCCCAACTTAATCAAGAACTTCGTGTAGGCACACGTTATCCTGAAGGACGTACAGGAAACATTGATGCTTCTATCGTCACTGGACAAGGCGTTCAGGCTCTTATGGGAGCCTTTGATACACAAGTTAAATCAGCACAAGCCATCTTTGCTGCAACTCTTCGTGATGTAATTTCAATCTGCTTTGAAGTAGACGAAATGATTTTCCCAGAAGAGAAGACAATTCGTGGCGTTGACTCTGGTTCACCTTATGAAATTACATACAAACCAACAAAGGACATCAAGCAAGATTATTCTGCAGATGTTCGTTATGGAATGTTGGCTGGATTAAATCCAGCACAGGGACTTATCTTTATGCTTCAGGCATTGGGTGGCGGTCTTATCTCTAAGGATATGGCAATGCGTGAACTTCCATTCACTGTAAACGTTACACAAGAACTTGAAAAGATTGAAATTGAGAATATGCGTACTGCACTCCTTGGAGGCATTACCGCTATGGCTCAAGCAATTCCTGCGATGGCAACTCAGGGACAAGACCCATCAGATATGGTAAATAAGATTGCTGCGGTTATCAAGGCTCGTCAAAAGGGTCAAGCACTAGAAGACGCGATTGAAGCCACATTCACTCCGCAGCAACCAGTTCCTCCTGCTGGGGCACCGACTCAGGTTGAGCAACCGTCCCCTGCTCCCACTGGCGTTCCAGCAGGAGGCGCTCTTCCAGAAGAAGCACCAATGGCTCCACAGGAAGAAGCAACACCAGATATTCAAACGATTCTAGCAAGCCTAAGTGCATCTGGAAGAACAAGCGGAAGAGCATCAACAACAGCAAGGTTATAATTAAGTAGGGGACAATGACAACAATTATCGGCTTGGAATATAAAGACAGTGCAGTAATTGTTGCTGACAGTCAGACAACTGATGACAGTGGGCGAATTTACAATCACCCTGATGTTAAGAAGATTGCTGAACGGGGACACTTTTTAGTCGCAGGTTCTGGAGAAGTTCTACCTTGTGATGTAGCACAACATATATGGGAACCACCAGTTCCTTCTAAGGCTGATTATAAAGACCTATATCACTTTATGATTGCCAAGGCTATGCCATCTCTACGTAAATGCTTATCTGAGAATGGCTACAACTTTGATGAAGATACAAAAGAAATGCGCTTTCAGTTTATTATTGCTGTCGGTGGCGAAATATTTGATGTAGACCAAGAGTGTTCAGTATCTAAATCTGACACTAATGTTTACGCAGCAGGTTCAGGAGCAGCGTATGCGCTAGGCGCACTACACGCTGGTGCTGATGCTTATGAGGCAATGGAAATTGCAAGTAAGTTAACAGCATTTACAGCAAAACCATATCTATCAAAAACTCAATTTAAACATATTAAGTAGGAGGCACTGTGGCTGGAGTAAAGGGAAGAAGTGGCGGAGACCGCCCTACAGCACCACAGAATAACCCAGCCAATATTTCTGCTACTGGTGGCAATGGTCAATCAGGCAAGCAACCAGCACAATATATTTCAGGACTTCCATACGGTCAAGGACAAGAAACTATGCAACAACAATTATCAGCACCTATGGCAGCAGCAGCAACTCCATCAATGGGTGGCATTGGTATGAATATGCCAACACTTCTAGATGAAACAATGCGTCCGTCAGAACCAATATCAGCAGGTGTTGACTTTGGTGCAGGTCCTGGTTCAGAAGTCCTTCCTCCATCTATTGGACAAGACCAACGCCCAATTGAGAATAAGGCTATTGTTGAAAAGTATTTGCCAGCAATGATGCAAGCGGGACGCAGCGTTGATGCTCCTGATTCATACAAACAATTTTTATCTTACTTGTTAAAGAAGATGCAATGAACTCTTGGATTCCAGGTGGGATTTACGACAACATTGACAAGTTTGCAAACTCTTTAGGTTATGAGAATGCAGCAATTGCTTTGACTCTTGCAACTATTCCTTGGGATTCAGTTGATGACAGAGATTCTTTTATTGAAATGCTTACTGGGGAAATGCCTCGTGGTGGTAAGACCAAAAACCAATTCGGAGTTTAAGGAGATAGAATGTCATTATGGAATGATTTCCTAGACAATATCGCCAAACCAGTTGGCAAAACTTTTGGTAGCGCAGTAGATTACTGGAAAGATGCCTTCACTGGTAATCTAGGGTCTCCATCTCAATTTATTTCTAATGTTGCCACAAACGCTGGTGTTGAAATTGGAGCGACTCCGCTGCTCCGCCAGTTGGGTGTTGAGGAGCAAGCGCAGCAAGTTATCAAAGATAACCTTAAATACTCTATAAAGAATCAAGCAACAAGTAATGACATAGTTCTTAAGGCTGGAGTTAAACTTCACGATGAAGTCATCTCGCCATATATTACTCGTCCAGTATCAACTCTTGGTTTAATTACCGACATAGAATCACCTCTATATGCAAGCGATGAATTTGAAAAAGGCTTTCAGGTCAAAGATATTGTCAGTGCGTATAACCGCTCTGAAAAAGTTTCAATGGGTAAGGCTTTTACTAAGTCAGACCTAACTCCAATTAAATATGCTGCAGACATAACATTTAATGCTGGCGGTATTGACCTTGATGAAGTTGACCTATGGAATGATAATGACATCCAGAGGGCGTTTGTTGACAATACTGTAGGTAGATACTTTACTGGTATTCTTGACTTTACAGCATCTAATATTGCTATCGGCGGTGCTTTCGGTGCAATGGCGAAGGCTGGTAATCTTGCTGCTCGTGGTGTTGGATTAACCACAAAGAACAAGGCGTCATCACAATTTGAAATGGACATCAATGATGGTGTTACATTTAAGAATAGTGACGGTGCATCAGGTCGCCTAACTACTGCTGGCTCAGATGTCCAACGCTTAGCATCTACAACCGACATTAATGAAGTAAGTCAACTGGTTCAAAAGTATAGTAACAATGGCGGTCTTATTGGACCTATATCACGTGCTACTGACCCAAATACTATTAGAGACCTTTTGCTTGCCGATAAGGGATATTTCCCAGCGCTTGATAGACTTTCAAAGAATGCACCTGCAGACTTGTATGAAATTGCAGATATGAACTCTGTATTCAAGACAAAGGCTATTGAAGAAGGTAAACTTCCAGAGTTTGATGAAATTTCTTGGGAGCGATTGAACTCAGCATTTGATGATGCAATCAATCGTGTACCTGAGTATCGCTTTATCCGTGACTCATTACTTGACCCACAGACAAAGACTCCTTTGATGCAGGGTAAGGATTATATTCCTGCTGAGCCAATTATCGGTAAGGCTGCGTACGTTGCTGGACGTGAGCGTCTTGGTAAACTTCGTGCTGCTGCGGTAACACGTGACTTTTCTAAACTCGGTAGAATTGAAGAGCGCATTTTAGGTGGCAGCCTCAATGGTCCTATTACAAGAATAGTTAGATTTACTGGTTCAGAGAAACCTCTTGGCTTTGTTACTTTTTCTGGTTCACGACCATTTGACTCATTTAAAGAAATAGATGCTTTCTTTGACGATATAGACCTATTTAAAAATGGTTCCAATATGGTCTCAATTAGTCCTACAGTAAAAATTACTGCTGCAGAATTTCGCAATTCAGTCAAGCAAAAACTTGCTAATGCTGAGACAAACATTCAGCGCAAGAATGTACTTGAAGAACTAGATGACCAGATTGGTCTTGTTACTGCGTTCTCAAATGGATTCTATGATATAGCAAAGATTAAAAACTTTACTCAAGAAATTAAGAATAAGGTTCTTAACTCTACTAACTCAATTGCAAGAACTGGTTACGCTATGGATGCCACTGGTGCTCGCGTAATTACTGATGCTCAGACACAAAGCCAGTTGATTGAGTCATATCGTATGGCTCCTTGGAATTTTATTGAAAAAGAATTGATTCTTGCACTTAAGAAGCCAGGTCCTGAACTTGGTGTAATTAGAACAACTGATACAATTAATGCTTTTTATGAAACATTCAACAAGTACTGGACACTGGATGTATTGGCAAGACCATCATACATCCCAAAGAACTCATTATTTGAGCCAGCCTTAAGCGCAACCCTTGCTCACGGAATGGACATTGTTATTCAAGGTGTTCCAACAATGACCAAGAACTTCTTGCTTAATAACAAGAATCGTGTAATGGGGAAAGTGTCTAGGGTTTACAAAGGCAAAGAATATCGTGCCGTCAATAAGGCTGTAGGAGACCTCAGTAATGAATTAGATGCTGCAGTGGCACAACTAGATGCACTAACAGCAGAGGTTTCATTGTTTCTACAGCCAGAAGTAAATACAATTAAACTTAGCCCGAAAGTTATTCAAGAGAATAAAGCAATTGTTCTTGACCAACTCAAGAAGACACAAAAACTTGTAGATGATATTGAGTTAGAACTTCGCGACGCTATCAGTCCTTTTGGAACTATGTCTCAAGTCCCAACTATTGCTGGACTAGAGCGAAGAATTGCATTTATTGAAAATGAAACTTCAGCAGCATCTAAGGCAAAGTTTGGCTCAGATATTGCTAATGCTAAATCTGCAATTGGCGCAGCAAAAGGAGCGATTAATACGCTTGCTCCAAATGCAGCGGAAATACTGGCAGCCAATAAGAATATTGCTCTTCAATATCAAGTAATTGACGACATCCTTAAGTCACTTGGAGAGGCTCGCGTAAAGCAAGCAGATGTATTCGGTAAGGATGCTAAGTACAAAGCACGCTACTATGGCAAGCCAGAACAGTATCGTATGATTGCTGGTCAATGGGTACCAATTAAGTCACTCTTTGATGAGAACCTTATGGGTGCTGCATTTAGGAGCGAGTTTGGTAACTCACGTACTGTTGCTGCCACATACCTAGGTGAAAGAACTATTGGTGTACGTCAAGGTATGGTTCTTCGTAGAGGACCATCAACTGTTACTTATATTAATGACCCTAATTATTTTGAAGAGTTGGCTTATTATGTCAACCGTTCTCTACGCAATGACCCACTTATCAAGCAAGCACTTGAGGGATTACCAGAAGAAAAGATTATTCAATGGGCACGCAGTGACGCTGGTACATCTTACCTAAATCAATTTGGTGTCGTAACAGAGGGCAACATTCCTAATCTAGTTCGTGACAGAATTGGTATAGTTAATCGCTATCTGCCAGATGCTGAGGCTCGTTCATTAGCATTGACTAAAGACGTTACATCTATTGAACTTCAAAAGATTTTATCACCTAAGTCTCGCGACTTAAGTCCTATTCATCCGCTTGATTTCAATGTACACACAGCATCTGAATTCGGTGCACGTACACTAGGTCAGATAGAACAGACAATCAACAAGGGTGCTAACTGGATATTTAGTAAACTAACTGCTCCAGAAAACCCAATTCGTTGGGCTTCTGCTGATAGATTTTTTGCTGACTCTTTGGCTCAAAAGGTAAACACTCTTGCTGAGCAAGGCTTTAAGTTTACAAAGGCAGATGGAACAGTAGATATTGATAAGATAAATTCTATTCGCTCTGCTGCTCGCCGTGAGGCGCTTGAAGCAAACGAAAAGACATTCTACACAATTCGCCGTCAGAACAAAGCACTGTATGCTGCTCGTCTAGCAACAGCGTTTCCTACTGCATCTCTTAATGCTTTCTATCGCTATGGTCGTTTTGCACTTAAGAGTCCAGAGCGTGTAAGCCAGTTCCTCTACAATTACCAAGCAGCCTTTAGGTCATTTGGTGTAGATGAATATGGAATCCCAACCGATGACCCACTAAAGGCTACACATCTTGTTGTTCCTGCAACAGATACTATGGGATTCTTTGGCGGTAAAGGTATTCGTCTAAATGCTCGTAGCATTGGATTTTTACTTAACTACCCAACTCCATCTTTGTATGCAAGCATTGCAACTGCAAAGGTATTCCAATGGCAACCAGATGCTGAAGATTTAATGAAAGAATACCTTGGCGCCAACTATGATGTTATCTTCCCATACGGACCACAGACATCTCTTGGTATGGCTGTAGTACCACGCTGGGCAAATGATTTATGGAACTATGCAAATGGTCCAGAGGGTAAGAAAGACTTCTTAGACTCATATAAAGATGTGCATAACTACTATCGCACTCTTGATGAGATGAAGATTCTTAAGTATCCTGGAGATGCTGCAATTAGAAAGGCTACACAAGAGAACTTCTTGGTTAAGTTTGGCTGGTCATTTAACTCACTATTTGGCGTACCTGCCAAGGCTGATACACGCCCTATGAAACTATATGAAGATGCTTATGGTCTTTTGGTTAATAAGTATCAATCTCAAGGAATTGATATTACACAGGCTAAAGAACTTGCAGGAGCAGAATTCCTATCTAAGGTTGGAACAGACTTTCCATTAGATAGAATTACATTTAAAGGCTCAGCATCTAATGCTTATATTCAACCAACATCTAAGGCTTACAATAGAGTCTTTGTTGAGAATCAAAAACTAGCAGCAGAACTAGCAACAGTTGACCCTGCTCTTGTTGGATTACTTACTGCTGACCTAGACCAGAATCCTAAGGAATTTAACCTTAGCGTGTATAGAAAACTTCAAGACCCAGATACTAAACTTCCTGGCGGAGAACTTTTAAACAAAGTTGCAATTAGCGTCAAAAAGGAAGAAAGTCTTAGAAATGTAAACAGAGTCTGGGAAATGTACAATCAGGTTACTGATATTTTGGAACAAAAGGCACAACAAAGTGATGGTAAGTCTCTTCGTTCTCACCCAGAACTACTTGCTGCTCGTAAAAAAATAGCAGAGACATTATTTAGAGATGAATCTGAAGTTTGGTGGACAGAGTACAACGACCCTGAGCGCGGAGATAAGTCTTTTAACTATGCCTATGGTTTAAATAAAGTTGCCTCTGATGAGACATTTATGAATAAGTATGGCAAGACTAAATTCTGGTCTGATGTCAGTGACTATCTAGCAATTAGAAATACAATTGTTAGCGTCTATCAAGATTTGCCAGCCAATGACCCTAGAAAGTCTAGACTGAAAAAAGCATACAACGCGACATTAGATACATTTACACCAACTTGGCATCCACGACTTCAGGACATCATCAAACGATACTTTGAAGAAGACACATTGAAGGATGCTACTCAGAGAGGTTCTAAGTAATGACAAAAGAACTAAGTCCAGAAGTTGCTGCAGCAATCAATGCTGCAATTGCAGTAATGGGTGGCGGTGGCGGGGATAGCGATACAACCACAAAGCAAGCCATTAAACTTACAACGACTTCTGGTAGACAATTACTTGATGCTATTGCTCGTGACATTCAATACACTGGTAAATTCTCCCAGGCTGAGTTAGCATCATTTGTTGCTGCTTATAATAAGGCTGCCAATGCTCAACTTGAAACAGTTGTCAAGGCTGCTCGCAGCCAGATTAAGCCAGGTGCTACAGCGGCTGATGCACAGAAGACTATTCAAAGTATTATCTCTACAAGTTTTCCCAACTTTTTTGACCCTAAGCAGTTCACTAAGGACTACATCTGGGGCAAAGTTAATTTTGCAGATGTAAAGAATCTAGGTGCTAAGAGTCTTGTTGCCCTTACAGAGGCTCGCTCTGCAATTAAAGCGTTTAACCTAAGTGGTGTTTCAGAGGCTGAAGTACAGGCTGCAGCAAAGAAGATTGCTATGGGAGACCTTACTCTAGAAGAGTACAAGGCTCAACTTGTACAAAAAGCAAAGATTGAATATCCACAACTAGCAGCACGATTTGACTCAACACCTGGTGCCACAACGCGCCAACTATATTCACCAATCATTAATGCTATTGCTGCTGCTTGGGAAGTTGAACCTGATTCAGTTGATTTAAATGACCCATTTGTTGACAAGTTACTTCGTCCAGATGGAGTAGTTGGCAAGATGCCACCTGCAACTGTAGGTCAAGCATCTCTTGCAGCGATGAATGATAAAAGATTTGATGGAACTTTAAAAGCAATTGACAATGGTCGTGATAGTGCTACGTCATTTGCACGAGCACTAGGATGGGGTATCTAATGGCTGGCGCATTTGATAGAGACACAGCACCAACACCCAAAGCACCTGTTGCTAATGACCCATTTTTTGGTGCAACTAGAAAAGATGTTACGGTTAACGGTGTTACATATAAAGGTGCAATAGATATAGGAACCGCCAAGCCACCTGCTGCTACAAAGGTAGGAATGGTATCTCCTATCAGTGGACTTACTATTACTGGTACAGAGCGCAATGCTGCCAAAGAAGTAGAAGCAATGAAGATTGGTTACACCAAGGAATACATTGCATCACGTGGCGGAATCAATGCTATGGGTTACTTTAACGATACCCCAACAAGCGGACAACTTAATGCAGAAGAGTATAAGTCTGTCACTAAAGCAGATGGAACTATCAATACCGCAGGAATGGCGCAAATTCTTCAGGATAAGAAGCGTCAAGAACTCCTAGCATCTGGTCTATCAACAACTGAAATTGAAGCACGTCTTGCTAGAGAGTGGTCAACACTTTACACTCCAGCAAAGTCAGCAGGATATAACTCTGCTGGTCAACCTGAAGAAGGTGGACAATACAGTGCGTCTGGTGAATATGTAGGTGCCACAGGTGGCGCTAATCCTCCAGCAACAGGTGGTATTACAGGTGCTGTAACAAACGCATCTGGAAAGACGCTTGCTCAAGATGCTTTTATTAATACATTTAAACTTATTGTGGGTGACAAAGAAGGCTCAAAGGCTTATGTTGCTGACTTGTATAAATACATTTCTGGTTTCTGGAAATCTGGTTCAACCATTGATGAGGCTATCAATTTAGCATTACGCTCTGCAAGGACCGACCCAGCACTATCAGAGTTTACCAATCGCTTTTCAGCCATCTTTAAACTAGAAGACCTCAAGGCTGCTGGAAAGATTGTTGAAGTTCCTACAGTTGCAGAGTATGTAAAGTCAGAAGAAAAACTTGCCGATATTCTTAATCGTTCTAATCTTAGTGATTTAGCAAACTCAACATTCATTGCTGATGTTCTCGCTACTGGCAAGTCAGTATCTGAAAGCACAGATATTATTACAAATGTATTTGACGCAATTGATAATGCTCCAGCACAATGGAAGGCTCAAGTAGCCAAGGCAATACCATTCGCAGATAGAGCAACACTTGCGAAGGCTATCCTTACTGGACCAGAAGGTGTTAAGCAACTAGAAAGAACTGTTGCTACTGCTGGTGTTCAGGCTGCAGCAGGTATGCAAGGACTTACATTGGGTGAACAAGCAGCAGGAGAACTTGTATCTAAGGGTCAGACATATGGAACATCTATGGGAACCTTTGGTAAAGTAGCACGCATTCTTCCTGAAGCGCAGAAGTTGACTTCTATAGAAACTGGTATTGCGCCAGAAAAAGCATATAGTCAAGAGCAAGCAATCTCTGCAACGTTTGACCAGAGTGCAGCAGAACTTAAGAAACTGGAAGACCTTGCTCGTAGAGAAGAAGCACGCTTCCTTACACGCTCTGGAACTATTGGAAGCAAATCATTTGCTTCTCAAGTTCGCGGAATGCAATAAACAAATAAAAAATCCTGAGCGGACCCACCAGCCCCGCCAGCGTATAAGACTGGTAGCAAGAGCCAGACCGATTCCCCGATTGGAACC